GCTTCTATCGATTTTAGTTTCTTCAGTCATCTCTATTACTCCTTCACGTATTTCGCGTATTCTTCAAGTGGCACACCCAATTTTTTCGCTATTGCGACTTGGCTCGGGGTGAGTCGAACCTTCTTCCCACTGCGCCCAGGTGTTACTCTAGAAGCAGAAGCAACCGTCTGGGCGGGTCGTTTGCTTTGGCTCTTCAACTTGTGCGGAAATTCATCCGCCATTCGTCGATCTAGTTCAGTATAGTAGTCATCACTCTGAGGGTCAAATCCTTCGTCCTCAATAAGTTTTTTATGAATACCAAATACCGCATAAGTCATGGCTTGATCTTCACCAAACCATTTGTTCCTAACCGCCCACTGCTCGGCCTTTGGATCAGGTCGTTTAGGGGCTTGTCTTTGTTGTTGAGGTTGATTCTGACGATACTGGGCTTCCATTTCAAGCTGTTTTTTATACTGCTCTTGCTGCATTTTTGCTTGATCAGCTCTGTCAGCTTGAATGGCTAACGCGGTGATTTTGCGTTGAGCTTCAATAGCGCCTTTTGTATCACCCAATTCCATAGCCCTAGATAACTCATTTTCCGCTTGTTCCATTTGGGCGGTAACCCTAGTGGAAAACTCAGAAACATAGCTGTTATCCAACGCGTCCATGCGTTGTTTTAGAGTTTGTGCCTCGGTTTGAACCTGTTTTGCGTAGTTTAGAGCCTCCTGTTCACGGCGCTCGGCTTCACGCATTTTTTTAGTTAGACGGTCAATCCTCTTTTGAGTAGAAGATTCGGCTTTCTTAAATTGATCCTCCGAATCGTCATCCGCCAGTTCTACCGACGGATTTTCTTTCTCTTCAGGAAGATCAATTTCTGTATCCTGATCTTCCTCTAACTCCATTTCTATCTGTTTTTCTTCAGCCATATCTTAATTCCTTATAAATGATGGATATCTTCAGGATCAAGAATAGTGGCTAGGATCTCGTCATCATTAAGAATACGAACCTCTCCACCATCAATCTGAAATCTAGACCCCGCGTATCTTGCAAACATGACCCATTGTTTTTCTTCACACCAAGGGCCTGACGGGAACTTTTCGGTATCTTTGTAAGCCAAAGGACCTATTCTCAACACATAACCTACTTGTGTTGATATTTGCTTCTTATCTTGCACTTCATCTGGCAAGACAATCCCGCTTTCGGTTTTAGCTCTACCTTTATAAGGAAGGATCAAAATACGCCAACCAGTTGGTTGTGGCATTCGATCTATAAGGCTTTTATTAATTAATTCAGGGTTTAATACGGGCTCATCCACATAAGCAGCGGCCACGTTAAGTTTTTCTTCTGTTTCTACCGCTTCAGTCATCTGATAGCTCCTGTTTCTTTAGCAGGCCCTTGAGTTCCTGTTCCACGTGATTTAAGGAATCTATGTTTCCCATAAGCTCACGATAGTGTTCCATTGATTTTACATTGCCGTACTGCAACAAATCGACAATGCTCTCACGCCTTTCTCGGATAATCCGAAATACCGCTTCTGCTACATATATCTCATCCATCGTACCTCGCTTGGTTGTTGGTAAAGATATATGTCATATTAGCATAGCTTATATGCGATAAGCTAGGATAATATAAGTTTTTATGCGAGTTCGAAGTGCGGTGCGTCAATAAAAGGTCTTTTATTTTGACTTCGACGAAGATCCACGTATTCGTTCATTAATTCAGCAGAAGTAAGATCGGTATCTGTCAAATTTTTATGCCATGCCGCTCCCCAACGTAACGTAACTCCTACTTCTTTAGCGGCCTGCTTCATAGCGTCTGCTATGTCATCGTATAAGTTTAATTCCCAAGATACCCTGGAGCCAATATAAGCTACTAAATCTACGGCTTGCCCCTCGATGTGTTTACTAGCCATTGTTTGACTGGCACCAGCCGCAACTAATTCTTGTTGACGCTCAATTGTTCGAAGTCCCTCAGTAACCCCAAAATCTATTTTAGTAAGCTCAATTGCTTTTTTGACTACTTCTACAAGCTTTTCGTCAACGCCGTCAAGCCTACCTAAACTTCTTTCAGACAACTGAAACGACATTATTTCCGACCTCCTTGGCCTCTGTATTTTTTAAAGTTGCGTTTCTTATGTTTGTTACGTGGCCTAGAAAACGGGGAACTCCCATCACTAGTTTTATGCTTGTGTTTTATTCTAGGACGTTTCTCTCCGATTCCGGATCTTGTACCTTTAGGCTTAGACATTATTGCATCCAGGGAGTTATGGCTACCGGGTGTTTTCCGCAATATTCGGAATCACCTTGGCCGGATTGTATTAAAAAAGTAGTAGCCGGTGAAATGTATTCATTATCTACTGACTGACCTATGGGGCAAGAACAAGAAGCAACAATAACACCATTAACTTCTGAAGTTATTTCACAAGACATAGAAAAACAATTTACGGTTTGTGAACCAAGATTAAGCTCTGCACTACACTCCTGAACCCTAGTTTTTGTTTTACTAGGAGTTGTTGCCCAATCGTTCATTTTCTGGGGTAAAAAAGCTTGGTAGCTAAAAAGACTCCAAACCTGTCCCTTATGGGTGGAATCACAAGAACCCTGCATCGTTCCACCCGTAACATCAGCCAAAGCTTTACCATTTAGAACGGGGCACTCACAAACCGCCTCGGGATAAATCTTTCCTTTTACAGAAATAGTCCTACCTGTTGGGGTACAGGTTGAAGCCGCACAAAGTGCAAAATCTCCATCGCACATTTGCACCCCATCCGTTGACTGACCATAAACAACAGAGGAGATAAATAAAAACAGCCACGTTAGTGTTTTTGTCATTATTTAGACACTCCTTTGTATTTCTCAAAACTACGCAAACCGCCAAGTCCTAACATACCCATAAGCACAGTCATTAATTGACCCATATCGAACTCTGGTAGATCGGGTACTTCTAATCCGTAATAAGCCAAGACAAAAATAGCCAAAGGCTGGAGAACAAAATGATAAGCAAAGGCAATACCGCAAACCCAACCCACGAATGGTCTCCAACCGCCTTTAAAAGTTGAATTACTACCCGCTTCCGCTTTGTTAACCTCGATTTGGGCCAAGGCCAACTGGTGCGCGTGGTTGTCCGCCATCGTAGCAATTTCATGAGCTAACTTCGCTTTCTGGTCTTTATCTTCAATGACCTTATCTAAAAGTCCAGTTACAGGTTCGATTAAAGCACTTAAAAAAGGTATAGCCATACAATCTCCTATTTTTTACCCTGTATCTTTTTTTCAACTTCAGTAAGTCTGCGCTCTATAAACTCAATGTTTAGTTTCTGTTGAACATCAAACGGCGCTTCTCCATTTTCAATTTGGCTTCTAAAATGATCTAGCTCACCTTGTAAATGCTCAATTAACATTTCTTGCCTAGCATCCGCAGGTAAAGCACCTAGTTCGCCACGGGGCCACTTAATTCTAAACTCAGAATTTAACTGCTGTTCTTGCTTAACCATGTCTAAAGAGTGCTCTAAGCTGTTAAGCCTCTCAATAACACCAAAATACAGCCACGTAGCGGTTGCGGCAGCAGCGACCATACCAATAAGATTTTTTACCGGTACTTGTAATTCGGTACTCTCATTTAGTTTGGTCGCCACGTTCTTAGCTAGTCACATTGGCAAACTTTAGACATTAATTTAGATATACACCAAGCAACCCCTACCGCAACTGCGCCAGTTACTACGGCCTCTAATGCAAAGTTAGACGGGTGAACTACAAAATCTGCAATACCCGTAGAAACAAAAACAAGCCCTGCTTCTTTTTTACCTTTATCTTTTAGAGCATCCTTGCTTATTACAAGAGCTCCAATAATGATTAAGGTCGCCATGATACCGGTCAAAGTTGCTACTAAAAGATGTTGTGGTTCACCAATTTTTCCAAGGTCTCCCATGGACATAACACCACAACATGCCACAAAAACAGCTACCCAACGTCTAGCTGCAACGTCTTTGTACTCCATAAAAACATCCCAAACTTTAGCTAACATATAGACTCCTTATTAAACTGTAGTTTTCTTGCGCTTCTTCTTTTTGGATTTACCCGCAGAAGATAAAGCAATAGCTACCGCTTGTTTTTGAGGATAACCCTCGTCTACTAACTTCTTAATGTTTGTGCTAACCGTTTTCTTACTTTTACCCTTTTTTAGTGGCATGGTAGCACCCATAGAAATCGGTACCTTTGATCGCGGCACCTGTACCACGCATTTTCATAGGCGCCCTGCTGTCTCCTGACATTGGTGGCTCGGCTGTCTTTCCGTAAGGAACTCGGCCTTGACCATCGATATCAGCATAAGGAACTGCCTTTGGTGGGTTTGATGGGGCAGACCCCATATATTTTACTCTACCTTTCATCCTTGACTCCTACCGTTTCGTTGTTTTAACAATTCACGTTCCATTGCAGATTGTATCCTAGCTTGCGTTTGTTTTTCTTGCGAAGCCAACCGCTGCTGGAACTGGTTAGACCTGATCTGCATACCTTGAGCTTCCAGATTAAGTTTCTGAGCCTCAGTCTGAGCATCGTTCTGTTCAGCCTGCGCCTTAATCTGTAGCTCTTGTTCCTTGAGCTGAACCAAAGGATCCGGTTGACCTGCTCCAGAAAGTTGTCCAGATAGCTGTTTAACCTGTTGCATACCTTCCGCAATGAATTGTGCCACCATCTGCTCAATCTGCAACATTTGTTCTTCTGTCGCGGGCCTACCACCCATTTGCTGAACTTGTTGCAGGTATGCTTGAGAAGCTTGCTCCTGAGCCGCAATCTTAACGTGCTCCATCACGTGCTTCTGTAAAGACATAGCCACTGGTGGCAATGAAGCAACCATTGGGCTCGTACCAAATACCAAGTGCGCCATAATATGCGCTTGATGGTTCTGACCCTCAAAAGCTCTAAGCGGCAACATATCCAAAGCATTAATGTTTTCTTGTGCCGGATCGATAGGCATCGGATCCTCAGAAGGAACGTTCTTCATGATCCGGTCTACGTCGGTCACGCCTAACGCCTCATACATGTCACGATACACTTCGTGCATGTTGTGTAATTCCGGTGCGGCCCCAGCTAGTTGCAATTTAGTTTGCGCGAGCATTATGCGCTGCGCTTGACTGAAAACATTCGGGTTGCTCACCGGAATCACGTCAACTCTATCATCAAAGTCTTCGCGCATAACAGTTGCATCACCGCCCGCAACAGAGTATGGATATTCCTGAGGTAAGCTCTCGCTCATCACGCGAGACAGAATCTTAAACTCCTGACGCATAGCGTAGTGCAATCTCTTATGCACTGCGCTCATCACCCGCGAGCCTTGCTCAATCATTGCAATCGTCGTTCCGACAGCCGCCTGATCATTGCCGTCCCCAACCTTTAGATCGGTAATCGTGGCAAAGCGCTGTCCCGCCTGCACCACAAAACCTAGCAAGTTAAATAGCGTCTGATCGGGCCCCTTGAAAGGAAGAGGCATGAGGGAGTCACGGATGGCTCCGCCAGGAGCATCCACGTCGCGGAATTCGCCTGGTTGGAGTGGATCATCATCGTCCCTGATACGGAGTCCTCTGGCCTTAAAGCCAGCGGGGAGGTTGGACAAGGTACCAGCATCAATGAGTTGCCTTAGTGCAGCGGTAGCCGTCCGTGACAAACCGCCAATAGTGTGAATCAACCCTAAACCGTAAAACCCAAATCCAGGCAAGAACTTGAAGTGCGTGAAGTATTGAATCTTCTTACGCCTCTCGTCATCCTCCCGATAATTTCTCCTAATAGATAGAACCTGCCCATTGTCCTGAGAGATCGTAACAACATACGGAATCCTAATTCCAGTAGGCTCCCCTTCGTCATCCACGTCCTCATAACCCTTGAGGTCCAAATCCACATGACATTCAAGTAAGGTGCAGTCGTAATCAATCTGTGATTGCTCCACCCCTTCAATCTTATCAATCTCTTCTCTAACTCCCGTCTGCTCAACCTGCGACGGAATCACATCAATATCGCGGTAAAAACCAGCAATCTGTTTCTTACGCAAATCATTCAAGCTCATCCTGAAAACTTGCGTGATGTTCGGACAGCTATCCAGATCCGCTGTCTCGTAAGGAACAATTAAGTTTTCTGCGGGAACAAATTTAGATACCGCACGTCCTAACTGCTCATCGTAATACGTTTTCT